CACCGATCCCATTACGGAGAATCAAAACGTTCTCATGGGCAAGCCCGTGAAAGCATTTGAGTACCAGGATCACAAGGCCCACATAACTGTCCACATGATGGCCATGCAAGATCCGAAGATCCAGCATCTTCTACAGGGCAACCCCATGGCCCAGTCCATGCAGGCTGCCATGATGAACCACATCAATGATCACCTGGGCATGGAGTACAGGAAACAGATCGAGCTTGAGCTTGGATTCAATCTCCCAGCCAATAAAGATGAAACCGGGGAAGACATTCACATCAATCCCGAAGTCGAAGCTCGCCTGGCTCCGCTACTTGCCAAGGCCGCCGAGCAGCTCTTTCAGAAAAACTCCGCAGAAGCAGCCCAGGCGCAAGCTCAGCAGGCAGCCCAAGATCCGATTGTGCAGATGCAACAAGCTGAACTTCAAATCAAGATGGCCGAGCAACAGCGCAAGGTTGCCAAAGACCAGGTGGATGCCCAGCTGCGACAACAGCAGCAGCAGATTGAAGCCGGTCGGGTTATTACGCAGGCTGAGATTGAGCGTCAAAAGCTCATGGCCGATAAACAGATGGAAGCCTTACGAGTGGCAGCGGAGATGCGGGATGGTCGAGAGAAAGAAATTATGCGCATTAGTACGGACCTGGCCAAACAACTGTCCAGCCAAGCCCATCAGAAAGAACTACAAACCAGACGACCTAAAGGACAGTAAATGGATGCACTCGATGTCATCGTCCAACAAACGGACGACAAAGTTACACAGCTCAAAGATTATCTAGCTGACGGTAGGTGCGAGAACTTTGAGGATTACAAGAAAACGTGTGGTGAGATTCGGGGTCTGCTCATCGCCCGTGGTTATGCATTAGACCTCAAACAAAATTTGGAGATTTCGGATGACTGACATTCTTATCGGCACAAACCCCGATAACCCAGCGGTAGTAGGATCCATCAACACAGAGGCAAGCAACGAGGAGAAAGCCAAGCAGCTGCCCAAACCATCGGGGTATCGCATTCTTTGTGCCATCCCCGAGATCGAGAAGGAGTTTGACAGCGGAATCGTGAAGGCGGGTGAAACCGTTCATTACGAGGAAGTGTTAACCACCGTTCTGTTTGTTGTTGCAATGGGCCCGGATTGTTATAAAGATGCCGCCCGTTTCCCCACTGGCCCCTGGTGTAAAGAAGGCGACTTTGTATTGGTTCGCCCCAATGCAGGCACCCGGGTCATCATCCATGGCCGAGAGTTTCGGATCATCAATGACGACTCAGTCGAGGCAGTCGTTGACGAACCCCGTGGCATACGGCGTAAATAACAGGAGGACAAGATGCCTGAGTTTGAAAAAGACGAATTTAAATTCCCCGATGAGAAAGAAGAGGTCAGTGTCACCTTTGATAAGAAGGACGATGACGATGACTTTGAGATTGAAATCGAGGATGACACACCACCTGAAGACAGGGGACGTGAACCCCTGCCAGCTCCACTAAAGGAAGAGCTTGAAAAAGATGACCTGGAAGTCTATGACGATGAGGTCAAACAGAAGCTCAAGCAGATGCGCAAGGTCTACCATGACGAGCGCCGTGAGAAAGAAGCCGCTTTGCGTGAGCATCAAGAAGCGGTTCGCATGGCTCAAAAGCTCATGGAAGAAAACAAGCGCATTCGTGGGATGTTGGATGTTGGTGGCCGTGAGTATGCTCAGACGTTGCAGACTGCGGCCAATCTTCAGCTTGATGCAGCTCGCCGTGCATATAAAGAAGCGTATGACTCAGGCGACTCTGACAGCATTTTAGCGGCCCAGGAAAAGCTCAATGAAGCCACGATGCGTATGCGCCAGGCTGAGAATTTCCGGATGCCAGCTTTACAACAGGAAAATTATGTAGTACAAAATGCTCCACAGGCTCAAGAGGCACCGGCTCCCAACCCAAGGTTGCAAGGATGGATGGATGCAAATCCTTGGTACGGAGAAGATGACGAGATGACAGCTGCGGCTTTGGGTTTACACGAAAAGCTCAAGAAGTCCGGCGAAGTCAAACTTGGGTCCGAAGAGTATTACGCGATTTTGGACAAAACAATTCGCAGGCGCTTCCCGGAGCATTTTCACCAGGAAGAGCAAGGTTCACAGGCGAGAACTGAAACTCGTACAAAACCGAGTACGGTGGTAGCCCCAGCGGTCAGAAGCACGTCCCCCAAACGGATAAAGCTGAAGGCCAGCCAGGTTAATTTGGCAAAAAGGTTGGGATTAACACCAGAGCAGTATGCCCATGAACAACGCAAATTGGAGGCCCAAAATGGCTGAACAAAATCGAGTATCACGAGAAGTATCAACCCGAGCAACAGCCGAGCGTCCCAAGCAGTGGATGCCACCGGAAATGCTCCCTGAGCCAGACAAACAGGCTGGGTTTGACTATCGCTGGGTCCGTGTTTCTATCAACGGTCAACCCGATCCCCGTAATCTTGCGTCCAAGATCCGTGAAGGTTACGAGCCGGTCCGTATTGAAGAGCAACCCAAATATCAACTGCTATTGGATCCCAATAGTCGCTTTAAGGACAATATTGAGATCGGCGGTTTGTTGCTTTGCAAGATTCCAGAAGAGTTTATTGGCCAACGGGCAGCACACTTCCGTGGCCAGACACAAGCTCAGACGGAAGCTGTAGACAACAACCTTATGCGCCAAAGTGATCCGAGGATGCCTATCTTTAAAGAGAAGAAGTCTTCGAGCACGTTTGGTAAAGGTATTTAATCATTTAGGAGTTAAACATGGCTTACCCTACTGTTAGCAAGCCTTACGGTTTGCAACCGATCAATTTGATCGGCGGTCAGGTCTTTGCCGGAGCAACTCGCTATCGTCGCATTGCCAGCGCTTACGCAACGGCAATCTTCTATGGCGATCTGGTAAAGATGGACACTGATGGTACCGTCGTACTGGCTAATGAAACCACCACCGGTCCTTCTACAGGATTTGCTGGCGTATTCCTTGGTTGCACGTACACGGACCCCACAAGCAAGCAGCTTCGTTTTCAACAATACTATCCTGGTGGCATTACTGCACCTACTGGTACCTACATCAACGCAATCATTGCTGATGATCCCGACACCCTCTTTAAGATGGCCGTGGTTTCAGGAACGACCGTTGTAACTGGTATTCAGTATTCTGGAATTGGCCAGAACTCAACCTTAGTCCAAAACGCTGGTTCAACCGTAACGGGTAACTCTCAAGTTGCGCTGTTGGATTCCACGGGCACGGCTAAGACGTTGCCGATCCGTATTGTTGATGTCATTCAAGACACCGCATATGAGTCGGGTGGCAACATTCTGTTCCCAGAAGTGATCGTCAAGATCAATGCTCCTTCAGTGGATGGTGATGGCACACCTTCTGGCGGCCATATGTATAACAACCCGCTGGGTATCTAAGGAGCTAAATCATGGCAATTTCACGCGCACAACTACTGAAAGAGCTGCTCCCAGGCCTAAATGCGTTGTTTGGTCTTGAGTATGCTAAATACGGCGAAGAGCACAAAGAGATTTACGAAACTGAATCTTCTGAGCGTTCTTTCGAAGAGGAAACCAAGCTCTCCGGTTTCTCTGCTGCACCTGTCAAAAACGAAGGCTCGGCCATCGCTTATGACAATGCTCAGGAAGCATGGACTGCCCGCTATAACCACGAGACCATTGCTCTTGGATTCTCGCTGACGGAAGAAGCCATTGAGGACAACCTCTATGACTCTCTCTCGGCTCGATACACCAAGGCCCTGGCCCGTGCTATGGCGTACACCAAGCAAGTTAAAGCTGCTGCCGTTCTTAACAACGGTTTCGACTCTAACTATGCTGGTGGTGACGGAGTAGCTCTTTTCTCTAACGCCCACCCCCTGGTGTCTGGCGGCACAAACTCCAACATCCCCACAACTCCTACCGATCTCAACGAGACTTCTCTTGAGAATGCAGTGATTCAAATCGCTGCTTGGACGGATGAGCGTGGATTGTTGATCGCTGCTCGGCCCCGCAAACTTGTCGTTCCTCCCGCACTCCAGTTCGTGGCTACCCGTCTCTTAGAGACTGAGCTCCGTGTTGGTACGGCTGACAACGACATCAACGCCATCAAGAATAATGGTTCGATCCCTGAGGGTTACACCATTAACCACTTCTTGACGGACACAAACGCCTGGTTCCTGACCACGGACGTTCCTAACGGTATGAAGCACTTTATCCGTACTCCGCTTCAGAACTCGATGGACGGTGACTTTGACACCGGTAACGTTCGTTACAAGAGCCGTGAGCGTTATTCCTTTGGGTGGTCTGACCCCCTCGGGATGTACGGTTCGCAAGGCTAAGCAGGGCAAAGGACAGGGGGCTTTGGCCCCCTTCCTTTTTAGCGGTACTGGTGTATAGTTTTATTAAGTCTAGGATTTACCACCCATGCAGACTGGCCTAGCAGACTTAGTAGAGACGGCATGGGGATGTGCTACTACACAAGGAGTTTGAAATGGCACGTACTACTTTCCAAGGGCCAGTCCGGTCCCTTAATGGTTTTATTACCACAGGCCCCGATAATGTTGTAAATATCACGGCTAATACCACTCTTACCGTAGCTGATCACGCAGGTAAAATTATCACCGCTGGTGGCACTCTTGCATCAAACCTGACCATTACGCTTCCCGCTGTTAACGTAACAGCTGACCCAGATAGCGCTGGTCCTGGTACGGCTTCCACCACGCCTAATAATCAAGGCGCTGTCTTTACATTCTTTATCCCTACAACAATTGCAACCAGCAGTTTGAAGATCGGTACAAATGGCACTGATAAGTTTACTGGTTCTATTTTGACCATTGATACGGATACCGCTGGTGCTATGGCTGGCTTTGCTCCTGCCGCGACCAATGACTTTATTAATCTTAACGGCGGCACGACTGGTGGTGTGGCTGGTTCGTATGTCCAGATCACAGCTCTTTCTAGCGCCAAGTACATGGTTCAGGGTGTTGTAAATTGCACAGGATCGCCTGCTACTCCGTTTGCTGATTCTTAATTAGGAGGCCAACATGGGTATGCAATCCGATGTTTGGTCAGCAACCTGGTTTAACAACACGGCGGCGCTTCGAGCAGCTGCGACTGTTGGATCAGCCACAGCGTTTACGTTGCTTACCAACAATTTGCCGTTCAACGGAGTAGGCGCTAAGGTCACGGTCACGTCGTCTGGTAATGACGCTACAACTAATTTTGTAGTGGTCGGCACGGACATGACGGGTGCAACACAAACTGAAACCATTACTGGGGTTAACACTAACACCGTAACCGGCACTAAGTATTTCGCCACGATCACTTCGGTCACGCCAAGCGCAACATCGGTCAACAACATTAGTGTGGGCCTCTCGGGCCTGGCGCTTCCTAAGTGTCGAATCAGGGGCGTCTACTTTGTTGGGGCGTCCACCGCAGGATCAGTGATCGTGAGCCGCAATAGTGATTCCAGGAAGATCTTAAACGTGGTTAGCCCAGCAGGATCCGGTGCAGCCGCCTTTAACTTCTACGTGCCTGGCGAAGGTATTGTCACAACGTACACGTTGAATGACTATGCCGAGGTTGCTTTGACGCAGGTTGTCTCAGCAACATTCTTGTGTGGCTAATCATGGCTAAGGGCATGGGCATCAAAACCTCTGTGAAGTCGGGCAATTTCCGTCCGACTAAACAG